GTAGGTTCACTTGCTGGTATTAAAATATTTGAAACTTCAAATATGGCTAATACTGGAACTGCTGGTGATTACAAAGGAGCAGTAATGCACAAAGACGCATTAGCATTAGCAACTATGCAAGGCATAAAAATTGAAACGCAACGTGACGCAAGTCTTAGAGCGGATGAAATTGTTGCTACGGCTGTATATGGCGTAGGTGAATTACATGATAGTTATGGTGTAGAAATGCACTTTGATTCTTCAATCCAATAATTATTATAGGGGGGTTATTCCCCCCTTTATTCTAATTGAATATTTTTTTTAAAAAGGTAAAAAGAAATTATGTGTGAATGTAACGGAAATTGTATCTGCGGTAAATAATGGCAACAACTGTTTTTAGTGTAGCATTATCTAATTTGCAAGAATACCAGCCAGATATTGCTGGATTTGGTATTGCTTCTTGGGATACTCAATTACAGCACGCTGAAGATGATGTTATTAGACAAGTTCGTGAAGAATGGTGGGAAAGATACCGCCACACAGTAAGATATAAAGATATAACAAAGATTACATCTATAGAACTAGACAGTTCCAAGTTAGTGCCAGCACAATTTATTAGAGCAGTATGTTATAAAGCATTTGCAGAATATATATTTCCTCAACTTACAAAATGGCGTGATCCAGATACTGGAGAAGGCAAAGATAGTTTTCAAGTACAAATAGATTATTACAGATCAAGATATGCAGAAGAATTTCAAGCAGTATTGCGTGATGGAATTTCTTATGATGAAAATTCTGACAGTATTATTCAAGACACAGAAAAAGAACCTATTCATACATTACGCCTAGTTAGGTAAATGGTCGCTGACGTTAAAATCAAAGCAAATACTATTGATGTAAGTAATTATCTTAAAAGAATTGCTATGCAAATGCCTAGCAATATTCAAAAAGGTTTAGCCCAAGCGTCTGCTTTTGGTGTTCAACAAGTAACAGAAAAAACACAAAAAGGTCAAATGCCAGATGGTGGAAGATTTAAACCTTATTCAAAGAGAACTAGAAAAGATAGAGCAGAACGAGGTAGGCAAATATCTTTTGTAGATTTAACTGATAGTGGTAGAATGTTTAGATCATTAACATTTAAAGTTACTAGATCAAAAGGTACTTTATTTTTTCGTAGACAAGAAGAAAATAAAAAGGCTTTTTTCCATGATAAAGGACATGGTAAAATGCCTCAAAGACCTTTCTTTGCTATTGGACGTAAAGACGAAGATAAGATAAGAAGTATATTTTTTAAGGCTATAAAACTATGAGTAAACGAGAAGATATTGCTAGCGATATAATAACTAAGCTAACTGCTGTAAGTTCGCCTATCACGTTTAAAAAGATCACTAGAGAGCCATTTGAACCAGAAGAATTGGCAGACCCACAGTTCCCAAGCTGTTATATACAAACTGGAGATGAAACTAGGGAAATGTTATCTTTAGGCGAAGTAGGAACAGGTAAACGATCTGGCACAATAGATTTTTTAATTGTAGGTTTCGTCAAAGGCACAGATACCAATATAGATACCTTACGCAATCAACTCATAGAAGTAGTTGAAGAAACCCTTGATAATGACATAACAAGAAATGGAAATGCTTTAAATACGCAGATAATTGAAGCTAATACAGATGAAGGTGTACTTTTTCCTTACGGTGGAATAAGAATTGTGGTAAGAGTTTTTTATGAATTTATTAGAGGAACTGCATAATGGCTAAAAGAATTAAAATTTATTTCCCTAATGGCAAAGATCAAATTGAAATCTATGATGATCAATTAGAAAAATATCTTGCAAATGGTTTTAAAAAAGATAAAAAAGTTTCTAGATCAACTTCAAAAAAAGTTGAGGTTGAGATAAAACCAGAAGAAAACAACGAGGAGTAAATTATGGCAACTCATGTGGGAACTAGTGGTGTAGTAAAAGTAGGAGCTAATTCCGTAGCGGAAATAACGGGCTTCACGTTGAACGAAACACAAGACACAGTTGAGGATACTAGCTTAACTGATTCAAAAAAATCTTATTTAGCATTAAGAGGCGATGCTACTGCAACTATTGAATGTCATTGGGACGAAACAGATACCAATGGCCAAGAAGCATTAGATGTAGGAACAAGTGCAACTATAGAATTATATCCAGAAGGTACAGATGCTGGAGATGCTTATTATACTGGTACTGGAATTGTTACTGGTGCTGATGTAGCAGTTTCAATGGACGGAATAATTTCAAGAACGCTAAATATTCAATTTAGTGGTGGAGTAACGCACACTACAGTATAAGGATTAAATGCCAGAAAAAATTGATTACTTTCAAGGTGTTGGAGATCACTACGAAAGTTTAGAAGTTAAAATAATAGAAGTACCAGAATGGGGTTTAGAGGGCGACAAAGCAATGTATGTTCGCCCTTTTACAATGAACGAAAAACAAAGAATATTTAAAGGAGCTAATGACTCTGATTATAATGTTCTTATTGATGTAATTATTCAAAAAGCGGAAGATAAAAATGGCGAAAGAATGTTTACACTTGAACATAAACCAAAATTTAAAATCAAAGCCGATACAGATATAATTTCAAGAGTAGCTTCCGAAATACTTGCAACAGAGAGTCCTGTTGACCTTAAAAAAAAATAAATTCGGACCCAGAACTATTTAACATATTAGCATTAGGAGAACGCTTGCATATGTCCGTTAGAGATGTATTGCAAATGCCTGTTCAAGAGTTTAATATGTGGTTGGCTTATTTTCAAATACAACAAGAAAGAGCTGAACAAGAACAACGAATGAATAGATAATGGCTACAAAAAAAGTAAATATTGATATTTTAGCTAGAGATAGGTCTACTAAAGTTTTAAATAATATTAGGGGATCTTTAGATAGGGTTAAACGATCAGTATTTAATCTAAAAACTGCATTTGCTGGTTTGGGTGTAGGATTAGTAGCTAGAGATTTTATAAGAACAGCTTCAGAAATAGAAAATTTAAAAATACGATTTAAATTTTTATTTAATACTGTTGAAGAAGGTGAAAAAGCATTTAAAGGTTTAGTTAAGTTTGCTGGCGAAGTTCCATTTCAATTAGAACAAATTCAACGAGGGGCGGCAAATCTTGCAGTTGTTTCTAAAAACGCAGATGAATTAAATGAAATACTTAGAATTACAGGAGATATAGCGGCGGCGTCTGGATTAGACTTTCAAACAACCGCAGAACAAATTCAAAGAACATTTTCTGCTGGTATAAATTCTGCTGATTTATTTAGAGAAAGAGGTGTAAGAGATATGCTTGAGTTTGAAGCTGGTGTTGCTATCAGTGCAGAAAAATCAAAACAACATATCATAGAAGGTTTCAGAGATGGAACAATATCAGTAAAAGGTGCTTCAGTAGAAATGGCACAATCATTCACAGGTGTTGTTTCAATGTTACAAGATAAATTTTTACAATTTAAAATTTCTTTAATGGACGCTGGACCATTTGATTTTTTAAAAGCTTCCGCAATGTTATTAGAACAAACAGTTTCTAAAAATTTTGGAAGTATTGAAGAAGCGGCAAAACAATTTGGTGATACTGTTGTTGAAGCAGTTAAAGCAGTAGCACTTGGTTCTGCAAGTATAATAGACGCAGTAACACCAGCATTTAATTTTATTTTTTCTGGAATTAATGGTTTATTTACTATGATTAATAATATGCCAGGTTATTTAAAAACATTTGGTATTCTTGGTTTTTTAGCTTTAGGTACAAAAGGCAAACTAGTCACAATAGCTATTGTTGGTGTTTATGATAAAATTGTAGAAGTATTTGATAATATTTTATCTTTTGTTCGTAAAAGTACAGCAAAAATTGCGGCGGCTGTAAAAAGATTAGGATTTGATGAAACAGCAAGACAATTAGAATCATTTAATTTGATTTTAGAAAAAAATTCTAAAACTATGGTTGAAAATGTATCAGACATGAAACAAGCCTTTGAAGATAAAGCGATTGATCTTTTAGAATTTTTAAATGTTGATGATATGGATCCTGCTGGAAGAAAATTTAGAACTATGATTGAAAAGATTTTAAAAGATATAGATTTAATAATGACAAATAGAATTAAAGATAATCCTGTTAAACCATTAACTGATGGTGCAAATGAAGCAACTGAATCAATTAATAAACTTAAAACTGCCTATGAATCATTCAAAGAAGGTTTTGGTATAGCAATGAAAGAAGCTGGTGATATTCAGAAAAACTTCCAAAAAATAGGTCAAGAATCTTTTGCTAAGTTAAAAGAAACACTTACAGATTTTGTAATGACAGGAAAATTAAAATTTGAAGATTTAGCAAGATTTATAATTAGATCAATGGTTGAAGCTATGATTGGTAGTGCTGTTTCTTCCGCAATATCTAAAGCTCAAGATATGATAAAAATGTCAACAATTAAAAAAGCATTAATGTATGTTTATGAAGCTGGATTAAAAGCATTTTCTTCTTTTCCACCGCCTTTTAACTTTGCGGCAATGGGGGCAACTGTTGCGGCTGGTTTAGGTGTTGTTAATAAAATAAAAGGTTTTCAACATGGTGGTGTTGCAAGAGCTGGTCAACCAGCAATCGTAGGTGAAAATGGGCCAGAATTAATTATGCCAGAAAAAGACGCAAGAGTTATACCTAACAATCAAATGTCAAGAATGGGTCAACCAGTAAATGTAAACTTTAATATCAACACAGTAGACGCTAGAGGATTTAACGAGTTACTTGTTAATAGTAGAGGTTTAATTGTAAATATGATTAATAGTGCTGTTAATGAAAAAGGAAAAATGGCAATAGTATGAGTGGTGCTTTACCAAGTAATGATTTTAATGCACTTAATTTTAAGAGTGAAC